TCCAGGTTACGATTGAATAATCCTCTGGGTATCTCAACTGCGCAACTATATCTCCAGCAACTTGTGTCATATCCGATAAAACTTCCGTTTCGTTTGTTTCTTCCATCAGCATCCGATCCATAAAATAAAGGCTAAACGAATAAGCGATATCCTTTGCGCCAACATTAGCACCAGTCAGCGTAAAGAACATAGCTGGGTAAGTAACCTCCCCATTGCTTAACCTCTCCCATACATCGCCGAAATAAACAAAATTAATTTGTTCGTGATCGTTTCCTATTTTGGTCAGTTCTTTGACTATCTGATTTAATGTCATTTTTCTTTGATTTTTCCAAATAAACTTTCAGCTTATTTTGATTTTTGAAATTAATTTCTTTGCTCATTTAACAACATCCTATATTCCCTTGATAGCGTTCTTCAAAAGTTTTTCGATGCTTACCATCATCCGTATAGTCATCATTGCAACAAGCATCGCCCAGGTACATTGAAACTGTGTAACCTTCGTTATCAGGTTTGATCGAATCAATCCCGGAACCAAAATTCAAATAATTAGGATATAAAGCATTGTTCTGCTTTAGATACTTAATCAGTCTCTGCTTATAAAACTCGGCCCTTGCTTTGTATCTATTTGCAACATCAATCATGTCTTGCATCGAAGGCGATTCCTGATTCTCGCCAGTCTTGCGCAATAGTCCTTTATTGTAAAATTGAAATGATAATCCTTGCGGAAGTTCCGACATCACGAAATAAATCAAAGCATCTACTATGTAATCATCTAACAAAGTTGTTTGAAGCTGAGTATAGGTCGCAGTATCAACCGCAGTTTGCAACTCGTTGTATAATGCGGATCCTAATGCCGGTAAAATATACATATCCTGAGCAGTCTTAATCTCAGGCAGTACCAATTTCTCATCAACGTTTGCATGTAGTCCAGTTCTATCCTTTATGGATTGGACTGATATAAATAATGTATTCTTACTCATTTTCTTGTTACTATATTAGATACCCATTGATGTCTGCAACTTGGACTATGATCATTTGTTCCTGGCTCTGTGTACCAACCGCCCCGGCGATCCCAAACTGAATATCCTAACCTTGCGCTGATGCTTTCAATCTCTGATCTGGAATACATTTTATCCGCTTCGAGCAAAGCCACACAGAAAGGTCTGCTGGTTTTCTTATCTGAGTTATTGAATCCTGCTTTCCATTCGTAACTGTAACGAATCAAAATCTCTTTAGTCTGAGGCTTTATTTTTACTAAAATATCAGCCAATGGCTCTGTTAAAATATGCTCTGTAATTATGTTTTCATCAATTCCCTCTCCGATCACATACTCATTTACCAAAATATAGCCGTTTTCAACAAGCGATTTGATAACTAAATTAATCGTATCAACATTCTGATCTAAGGTTGTCGCTAAAACCTCTGGAGTAATTCTCTTATCCTTTGACATCAAATCCAAAACATTGGCTTGTAATTGACTAACCTCGGCAAACATTTGATACTCTAAATCATCATTAAACCTCTCCTTTTGCTTCCAAATATTAAACCCTTGCTTTGCTTCGCCGAACTCAAAAAATGCGCTGAAATCATCTGCAAATTGCTCTGCCTGAACAACCGCAACAGTATCTGGCGCTGGTTCGTATTTGCTCATGTCAATTCCTGCTTTTTCAAGTAACCATTCTTTAGGTGCGATTTCTTTAAGTAGGTTTTCTGTGAACTCAAAACCGATAGGCTCAGTTGGAATAATACTTAATTCAGGCTCTGCAATACCTCTGTATTTAGCCAACATATTGAATACACCTTCGAGGTGCATCTGCTTACTATTAACGTAAGTATTCTTAAAAATCTCATAACCATCACGCATTTCAGAACGTGATCCCAGCTTTCCAGCTTCAGCAATACCGAAAATGGAAGGCGTTGTGATCTGATGACCGCTGAAAATATTAGTTTGAATCAATGAATCTACTCTGCCGAAATCCTCTTTAGTAATATCGGAAGTTCCGAGATCATCAACAATAGGCTTTCTTGCGCTATCATTTACGAAAGCTAAAATGAATTTCTTACCATCGGATCCTGAGAATCTATTTGTGAATCTCTTTTCAATGTTACGCTTCTCCTCATCTGAAGGCTCTCCGTTTGGTAACGTGATTAGTTTACTTGCAGAAAAGCCAGTCTGAGCATTACCCAGAACGTGCTTTGAAATCTCAATATCTGATTCAATGTAATTAAGCGCACCGAAGTAACCAGGCAAAGAATAAAAACCCATATTCGGTCTGTATTCCTTCACATAAAGTATCTGCTTTCCGTATGGATTAGCCGGATTAAAAGCTGGGTAAACTTGCGCTTTTTCATTCCGATCATTCCATTCTTCTTTATACCAAAACTGAGTATTGTCTTTATTAGTCCTGATCTTTGTGTAATCGCAATGCCAGATTTCAGCTAATTGACCGGTAGCACTCCAAATCAACTCTAAATAATAACCTCCGAATAGTTCCGCATCCAAAGAAACCTTTCTTGTCAGATCATTAAGGCTTTCCATCCGATTGACTTTCTCAATGAAATTCTCTGCTGCCTCGCTACCTTTCCAACCATTAGCAGAAATATAATGCACTTTGCTTTTTACAATCGCATTATGCTTTGCTGATTTATTGAAAAGATCCACTAAATAATTCGGGTAATCGTTACGATCTCCGTACTGGATATATCCTTCGCCTTTCTTCTCTTTAAATTCTGGTTGCCTTGCCTCTGCAAATGTCACTACTCTAAGATCCATTATTGTCTGATTTTGTAAGTATCTATTGTGTTGTATTCTGTAAACTCAAAAGGCGTTCCGACTAATTCCATGATCCCTGATTCCAAAGCATTTAATCCAGCAGGATTAGTATTGCTTGTGCTTGTTTGCTCATAAACAACGTAATCGTACTGACCATTTAAAGCAGTTGCAAAATTAGTATTAGTCACGAACAAAAACTCGTTATATCGATCCTTGTAAATGCTTAGATCCGTATTGTTTAACCTCACAAATTTAATCTCAGTATTTGCACTACGATTCGTAAACACAAATAAATAGTTTGGATTAGTCAATAACTGCTTTTCGGTTAAAGTTAAAATTACGCTTTGTGTTTGTCCCTTTGTAAGCCTTATCATATACCTAAATAGCAATATGTTGTAAAATTTACAAAATAAAAAAACCGCTGACCAAATGATCAGCGGCTAACCTAAACACTACTATGAAAAACTAAACTAAGATCCCGGAGTTTCTAAAGCAGATGCGACAGTACCAAGTACGCTTGGCGCTAAAGCTGGTTCTGATCCAGTAAAAGTTAAAGTGAATCCACTTCTATCTCCTTGTGCAGTTCCAGTTGAAGCTGCATTTGCAGTCATATCAATTCCTCTTGTTTTACCTAAGTACCAGAAAATTCCGTTACTATCTTTTGCAACCGCAACCAAAGAATTCTGTGCTAATAAAAGCAACTCGTTTCTTGTGTTGGTTTGTAGCTTGTTTAAAATGATTTGTAGTTCCTGCCCGTAGAAAACAGTTCCGTTAGCAACGGATGCAGTCATCGTTTGGTTGAACATTGAAGTATCTTTTACTAAAGCATACTTCCAAAAACGCTTTCCAGCAGCCTTGGTTAAAGCAGTTATTACACCACTTGCCTCAGTTGTTGTAGTTACGTTTGCGGCTTCTGTAAAATATACTTCGACAATGCCTCCAAGACTATCTCTGCAATCTAAGCTATACCCTTGTGTTAATGCACACGCCATATCTTTTTTATTTAATATTTAAAAAAATAGGGGGTTTTCACCCCCATTGTTATGATAAAATGAACTTAACGATTTCGTCTGGGAAAGCTACGTTCACACCCATTTTGAACTCAGATACAAATCTAACCTGATCTGCTTCTTTTGCATAGAAGATTTCAAACTTATCTTCCTCGTTTAGCAAGTCAGTTCCTAAGAAAAGGTTGCTAATACGCATTGCATAGATTTTGTTAGTTCCGTTTAATCCTTGCAAAGCAACAACCTTAATTGGAGTTCCTGGCAATACAAATTCAGAATCAGCCTTTACATCAATAGCGTAATGGAACTGATTAGCATTTTTCAATGCGATTGTATAAGTTCTGAAAACATCCTGACCGCAGAAGATAGTCATGTCATCAGCAGCTACTACCTGAGCAGGAATTGCTTTGTAAACACCATCAAAAATGCTGATCACGTTAGCCGCAGTAATTGAAGCTAAAGGCGCACCAGAAATATAAGTTGAAGCATTTGCAGCAACAACACCTGAAGCAGCACCTATCAACTTAACAAGTCCATCGAATTTGTTAAGGTTTACGTTTACTGAATCAGTATCTCCCTGCCATAAAGCAGTCTCCAACTGTGCAGCGATAGTTTTTGCTTTCTTATCAGCAAATTCCTGCTCAAATGGAATTGAATCATACATCGAACCAGTAGGCAAAGCCTTCTGAAGATACTTAGACTCTAAGTCTTTTGGACAAAGTGCCTCGTTTACTTTGATTTTACCAACAGTCACAGTTCTTTGAGTGAAAGTTGTTGAACCTGAAGCAGTAAATCCGCAGCTACCACCAGCTTGGAATATTGCATCAGTATCCATAATGTTGATTGTTTCTGCGCTTTTCACGCCAATCATTACGTTTCCTGCGCTTTTGATCAAAGCAGCAGTTTTTGCACCTAATACGGAATCAGTTACCAATAAGGCTTCGTTTTGCTCGGTATAAGCGGCTAAGGTTGATACGTCAAATGCCATCGTTTTTTAATTTTTATTGTTTAAAATTGCTTGTCTATATTTATCTATTCTTTGTTCTTTAATGCTTTTCGTGTTTACAAATTCTGTAAAGCTACTTGGCTTTTTGATTGGATCTTCAGTCGGAGTGCTTGAAATTGCTTCGATCAATTCAGCTACTTGCTGGAATCCTTGCTTTACCTTGTTTTCAAGTTCAGCAATCTTTGCATCATTTGCCTCAACTAATTCAGCGATTTTTGCATTGAATTCTTCAGCCATTTCTTCTTCCTTCTTCTTGTCATAACCAGCCTCTACATCAACCTCAGGACTTGCCTCAACAACTTTAGTTTCGATTGCAGTAATCATACCATTTTCGTCTAAAGTGATTTCAGTACCATCCATTAATTCATGATCTCCAACTGGTGCTGGTTCGCCTTCCAAGGTAACCAAACCGCCAATTTCTAAAGCTGAAATCTCAACCTTAGTTCCGTCCATCAAAGAATATTCTGCCATTTCCACTTTTGATTCTTCAATCATTGGTGCAACCTCAGCTTCAACTTCAATAGGCGTAGTGTTGTCATCAAACAAAGCCTTAATCTTCAAAATTGCTTCTTGTGCGTTCATACTTTTCTTTTATATAGTTAAAAATTCAATCTTTATCACTTAACTTGTGATAATATTTTCCTGATCGCATCCATCAATGATGCAACCTGATTTACTTCCTTTGGTTTATATTGGAATAATCCCTCAACACTAAATCCCATGATCTCGCCGCTTTTTACTTTGGCCCATGCCTCCTCATTTTCTACAATCATCGAACCGAACCAACTTCCTTCCGGTGCATCCTCAAATCCTTTCATCGGCATTATGCCCCTGGATGAATCTGATATAAAACTTTCAAATAAGGTAACGCCCTCAAATTGTTGTTTCGAATCGTGCATTAAATTCACGTTGCTTTGGAAACCTTTTTTAAAAAATTTCTGTACGATCTTAATAATAGTCTCCGCAGAAAAAGCCACATAATAATCGCCATAAGTATTATCAGATCTAAAAATAGGCGTATCAGCCAACATAATAGCACCAGATATGATGCGGCGATCTTCATTCGTGACTTCAAATTTTTGAGTTTTATTAAATGCGTTCCAATTCCTTTGTATAGCCGGGCGATCTACTAATGCGATAAAATCAACTTGTGAATCATCCTCAATGCTATCCGTAATGTCAAGCATGTAAATTGGTATATCTGTATTCATGTTCATAAATAGCTTTTAATTAAAAATTTATCATTTATTCAAATCTTGCTCTGTTTTCAATCTCTTGCATCCTGCTTTGAGTATTTGTAATGTCGGTTTCAACAACGTAGGCTCTGACTATTGTATCGCCTGATGCACGAACCTGACCGCCTGAATCTCCGCCACCTAAATCAGGAGTTCCCATTTGGTCAATCGTAGGCATTGAAACACCGCCACCCATCGAACCACCGCCACCAGCAGGAGAAGGAATATTAACAAATCCCGGCTCAGATGATCCTCCAGGAACTGCCGGAGTTTTTACTGCTAAAATAGATTTCACATTTTTCATACCAGCTACAACTGCTGCCGCCGCTGCTGCTATACCTAAAGGTACACCGACAACTGGTATTTTTGCTAATGATGCAAATGCCGCAGTTGCTGACATAAATGTGTCTATTGTTGTTGCCGCAATCGCAGCTGCTTTCCCAGCTACTGTATGCTCTCCGATAGCCTTTGCTACGTTCTTTAAAGTAGAACTAATTTTCTGCGCATTTTCCGATCTTGAGGCTGCTTCTTTTTTACTGAGTTCAATTCTTCCCTCTGATAATTCCTTTTCTGTTTTAGAGTAAGCAGCACTATCAATTTTACCTTCAGCGTATAATTTTTTATTTAATGCTAAAGCATCATCTACGCCTTTTTTTCTTGCCGAAAAAGATAGGTTTTCATTATTTGTAATATCCTTAAATCTCTCAAACTCTTTATCATTTGCCTCCTTTAAAAACTTGGCATCAATCGCCGCAACCTCAATACCATATTTATCTCTTAATGCCGCAACCAATAACCCTTTTTGTTGCTCACTATATTCTGCATTGCTAAGAATTTTTTTAGTTTCCTCCAGCAGTTTTTCATCTAAAGCGGCAATTTCTTTGTCCTTGCCCTCTTTGAATTTTGCAATCCTTGCCTCCGATAATGTAGCTTGTAAATCCTCCTCAAATTTCTGATCCTTCTTTGCTTTATCCTCTTTTACTTTGTCATCAATCGCATTAATTTCTAACTGATAAGCTGCCTCACTTGCTTTTTTTAATTCATTCTTAGTTTTTATATCAATCTTTAAAGCATTGATTTCAGCTATCCGAGCATTGTTGTTTATTTCAGCTTGTTTCTTAGCCTTGTCTGATTCGGAAGTAACTTCAGCTAAAGCCTTTTGATTCTGCAAATCAAGCAGCATTTTATCGGCAGTCTTTTTATCCTCAATGGCTTGTTTGTTCGCTTCATCACGTTTTTTCTTTGCCTCCTCTGCGGCTTTTTTATCCTCCTCTGCGCTTTTCTTATTGTACTCCGCAGTTAATACTAATTGCTGAACTTTTAGATCTCTGAATTTTTTCTGTTCTTCATCCGTTAAAGTTCCCTTAACCTTACTGGCATTTCTTAGATCATTAAGTTCATTTTCATTTCTCTTTTTACTTAATTCATAAATCTCCTTTTCAGAACCGCCTTGCGCTTTTAAAACTTTAATTCTGTTTTCAATATCCTCATTTGCACGTTTGTTGGCAGCCGATAATTTATCTAAGTTTCTTTCCGCCTCGCTTGTTACACCAATGAAATCAGTAAATTGCGTGACCAAATTACCTACTCCTTTCGCCAAATCTCCAAGCGGACTGTTCATAATCCACTTACTGATCTTATCAAAGTTCTGAACTACCAAACCCAGCGCAACAACTAAAGCACCGATACCAGTCGCTATAATCGCACCCTTTAAGATATTGAATCCAACGCTTGTCTGAACAGTTGCAATCCCGAAGGCTTTTTGAATAGTTACCGCAGTCTGAGTTGCCGCATTATTTAAAGTCTGGAAAGTAGTTGTTGATTTTATAACTGCGCCTAATTGCTTGAAGGAATCCACAGATTCGCCAACCGCTTGTAATCCCTGAGATAAAGCCATCGCCGCATTGACTTTCAATAAAGCCTTTTCGACATCCTTATTCTCATTCCCGAACAAAGCCATCGCACCCTGCAAGGCGCTAAAACCTCCAGCAACCCCAGCCAATGAAGAAGCAACCGCTTTGAATTTAGCATCAGGATTGAACGCATCTGTCAAAGCCTTAGCATCGCCGATCCTATCCTTTAATTCAGCGGCACGTTTCGCAGCATTAATCGCCTCTCTTGAAGTATCTCCAAACTTATCAGCCATCAAAGCTACGTTTGCAGTCGCTTCCCGAAGCTGGGTTCTTAATCCCTTGACTGTTTGATCGGTTGCCTCAAAAGCATTATCTAATTTCTTTACCTCCTGCGTTGCTTGTGCTGCATCGGTTGTTACTTTTATACCTATTATTTCCTCTGCCATCAGTTCGTATTGATTACTTTTAATAAATTAACAGTTGT